GACAGTTTCTGAACTGTCCACTAATTGCCCCATTCGTGCTCGGATGGGGTATTATATTATCAATCGCAAGAATTCCATGGCAGATCGTATCATCGATCGTGACAAGTTGCAAGATCTTTATATCAATGAGATAATTGATGGAATGGATGTTAAAGATCTGTGTGCGTTAGTTTATGACTACATGGACCAAAATCTTGAGTCGTATAGTGTTAATGAACTGATCGCAGAAGTTGAAGAGTATTACCCTGAACTTCTGGTAGAAAGTGAAGCAAACTCTCAGTGAGTTCTTAACACAAACTGGGCAGCCGCCCGTGGACGGTTGGCACAGTGTCCACCATTCGCCCCATTGCCCCCGATTCTGTGCCATCATACCTGTATGAACAAAACCACTTCCAATCCCTACATCGCTCAGATCTACGCCAAGGGTCGCGACTACGTGCCCACCCCTGCTAAGATGGGTGAGTTCCCCAAGACCGTTCACGGTCGCGTCTTTGAGACTGAAGAAGAGTATCGCGAGGCAATCGCTGACATGCTCAACGGTCTCTGATTATGTACACTGATCCTTGCACTTTTGCCATGAATTCCTTCAACTTTTATCTGCAATCGCTTCCCTCATTCATCACTCAAAACGATGCCGATTGGGGCATGGTTTATGATTGGATGGAGGATATGTGTGGTCCTCTGAAAGATTATCACTGGGAAGAAGTTGCCCAAGTGTATAAAGAATTCAACAACGATTCTCGCTACTGATACAAATGACCATCACAGAACGTAATCAGAAACTCTACGAACTGCGTGAGAGTTTGCTTAAGGCAAGGGCACAAGTTGCCTGGATCGAACAAGAGATCTGGTTGACCAACCAAAGGTATAAGAACCAGGATCTTGATTTGTATCAAGAAATGTTCGGCACTAATTAACACAAACTGGGCGGCTGCCCGACCAGTTGGGCAAGTGTCCACCAAATCCCCCAGACCCTGCCAGGGGGTGCCATACTAATCACATCAACCAAACGAACCACCATGAACGGTTACGCCAACTTCGAAACCTGGAACGCTGCCCTCTGGATCGGCAACGATGAGTTCCTCTACAACACTGCTAAGGCATGTGTGACCTACCGTGAGGTGGGCATTGAGACTGCCTGGGAGAAGTTCGTGCGCTGCATGACTGACGGGGAGATCGGTCGCCATCTGGAAACCACGGGTGACGGTGTGCGCTGGGATGACCCTGCCATCGATGCCCAAGAGATGGAGGAGATGATCTGGGAACTGTGAGGGGTCGCCCCTTCCCGTGATACAATACCACCAACGACACCCGAACCATGTTTGCAGTCCAACCCATCGCCTGGAAAAAATTCGATGAGCACGGCGCCCAGTACTCCTGCAGCATTCACAGCGCCTATAGGATCGGGCAGCAGTGGGGAGAGCCCTGCATGATCTGGCGCCTGACCTCAGGTCAACCGATCCGCTGGTGTCGCACCGATGCCAACACCAATGCCATCGCTGATCTGGTGTTCGGTTGCTGAACTGTCCACTTTTGTGGCACAGCGCCCCCATCTCCTGTATCTTTAAGAAGTCAACCGCACAGCACCTAACATGCGAAAGATCGAATCCCAAATGAACGCTGCCATCTCCAACGGCAAGAACTGGAGCAGCGCCAACACCAGCGTGACCCATACTGATGAGGTCGCCCAGGTCCGACTCCATGGCAACCTGATCGCTGAGATCGGTGACAATTTCATCCGTCTGTTTGATGGTGGGCATCAGACCAACACCACCAAGTCGCGCCTGAATGCCATCCTGGCAGAGCACGGCGAACCCTGTGATCGCGTCTTTCAGAAGGATTGGTCCTGGTTCGTGACCATGGGAACCGCTCAGGGTCCGACCACCGTTCCGTTCTTCTCCTCCATGCGCCTGGGGTGATCCCCCCGATCTGCTACAATATCAAAGAACGACACCGACACCATGCGCGACTTCGCCATCATCCTGGAAACCGACTCCACTGCCACCGCTGAGATCCGATTGTTCCCCCTTCGCCGTCGTGCCATGATTTTCTGGCACAGCGGCAGCATCTCATCCCACACCGTCCGCCGTCGTGATATGGTCCGCCTGCTTGCTGACCTTAAGCAATCGGCAGGGCAATGGGTCAACCGCTACGCCTTCGATTATCCGACGACTTCCCTCGTCTGGTGATCTGCTACAATATCCCTAACGATCCAAACCAACGGACCATGACTCACACCGCTCTCATCGAATCCCTCCCCATCTATCAGAAGTGGGAGAGCAGCAAGCAAAGCATCTGGGAAGGCAGCAAGTTTCAGTCCTTCCGAAACATCCCCTCTCCCAAATCCAAGGGCGCCCAGGGCGAGCGTCTGGTTGAGCAGGTGATGGAGGCGCTCGGGCATCGTGTCGATCGTCCCGCTTCGTCGGAGCATGATCGGATCATCAACGGCATTAAGACTGAGATCAAGGTGAGCACCACCTGGAATGAGACGCTGGACAATTGGACCTGGCAGCAGATCAGGGAACAGGATTACGATCGGATCATCTTCGTCGGCATCAACCCCAACGACGTGAGCATCTGGTGGGCGACGAAGGATGACCTCCGCCAGTTCGTGCTTGGTCGTGATGACCACCGCCAACATGCTGGCAAGGACGGCGGGCAGGAACTTTACTGGATCCAAGGCAGCGGCAAGCGCCCCTGGTTTCGTGATCTGGCAGACTTCTGATCCTACCACGGCGGGGCGGGTGCCTCGCCTTTTTTGAAAAAACAAAAAAGGTGTTTTGGCAGTGTTATTGAGAACGGTCGCGTCTTATTGCGACCGCCCCGTATATTAATCTAATGGGTCCCTCTAACCTACAAAACTTTGAAAACGAGCGATAAGTATTCTGTTTTCGAATTTGCAAAAGGGGAACCTAGTGATCAAAAAAATTTTCCGTGGTATAATACATACTATAGGTCATTCAAATTATGGACAATTACAACATCTATTGCCGAGGTCGCCGTATTTACTCCGAGGTTTCCGAAGACGAAATGTTGGATATTCTCGCAGGATTCGCAGAAGACTTTCATAGTACGGGCGAGCCTGATCCTGACGAAATTGCTGTAGAATTGATAGAAAACAATGGAAAAGCAAGATACCTCACAAAACCCCCCACAGTTTGAATTATATTATCGAGTGCCGATGCGAACAGATCATGTATTACTTTCAGAAGCACTTGATGAACTTTTCAGAAGATTAGAAAAATTAGAAAAAAATCTCGATGTCATTTCACGCCGCCTACCCCCTGACAGTGGGGTACACACTAGTTGATAAGAATCTATTATCTACTGTCAGACTTCATGATTCATGGTCTGATGTAATTGTAGTATCAATTGCACCAAGTCCATTAGGGACACCATGGCCAATTACAATTATTGAAGCGAGGGTAGAGTTTGATAATTTTGCGAAGACAGTTATACGAGCACCTGGTAGTGGACAACCAGGGGATTGTAAAGCATGGACTGAGGGATCAGTTGATATTTTATCAAAAGAGATGAAGATTTTAGATCCCGATAATGATTCAACGAAAGTGATTAGTGGAGTTACGTATCCGATAATTTTTGCACCAGGGGGAATGACATTTTCTGGTCAATACACTAAGGTATTATTTCCATGTGATAAGGTTGAATATTTGGATGATAATACTACAGATGCAAATATAGTTGAAGCTCATCCTTATGCGGATGAGGAAGGTACGAAAAGTTTATATATTGAAAAACTACCAAGTTCATATGATCATCTTACCGAGTTTAGACCTGATCCAACACATGACGTAACATTAACATATCATATTCATGTTGTATATCAGGGTGGATTTTTTCCTGGTGATCCTGCGAATGGTATTGCTCCAATTACGATTCCATCAGGGTATGAGATTCATACAATTACTCAGAAGGTACTAAATAATCCAGATGATAATGTTCCAATTATTAACTACTTGCTACGTAAAGAAATTGGTGTAACTGCACAGCAAGAGAAGTATGGTTGGGGTGAAGAGGATCCAAAATATAAAGCATATAGTTTATACGAAGAATAAAATGCCAGCAGCGACTCGAATTGGTGATGCAGATCTTGTCCATTGTTCTGGAATGGTTAGAGCAAAGGGATCTAGGAATGTTTTTGTCAACGGAATTTCATGGAGTTTACAGACACATAACAATACTGCACACTTACTTCCTGGTGATCCTTGCCCCACACATGCAGCACCCATCAGTCGTGGCGATCAAACGGTATTTGTTAATAATATTCCTTGCGGAAGAATTGGAGATCCAACGTGTACCGCAGTAGGAAAAGGATCTAGGAATGTTTTCGCAGGTGATGCTGCAGCTGCACTCAATGCACCAACTAATGTAACACTTACAACCGCACAAGTGAACGCATGATATGGCACTCAAGACAGAATATACCTTTGCAATTGGTAGCACTTTTACACCAGACAGGTTCAATGAGGACGTAAATCACGTTGCAACCTCATGGCAGGTGTCAAATCAACCTGAATTTGGTGATGATGGGCGTGTAGGTGACCGTGATTTTATTGTTTATGAGTCATTAGTTGATACAACCGCGTTAAAAACCCTTCGGTTTTTTGCAGAAGACGTATTAGAACCGTTTAAAGACTATTATTTACGCGCAAAATACCATTCTGACCTCAAATCTGGTCGTTCTTTGGACCCTTTGGTGCTGAAATGTACTAATGGGTCCAATGTTGTAGAAATTTTAGGGCGTCAAAATGCGGAAACTGGTCTTATTGTCGCAGATTCTGTAGCAATTCAAGAAATTGAGTATGCAATGAGAGTAGATTACAAGAGTAATCTGAAGGGATTGGTTGGTGGAAACATGTTTTCTGCGGTTTCTATCATCAAAAGCATTGATTATACTAATCAAACGCTCACATTGTCGCAAAACTGCTTATTTTCTGGAGCTTTTATCTTTGATTTGCATGAAACTTTTCAAAGTGTATGGAGTTCTGCGATCAGATTTGATTCTGATGAAGGTCTTTGGGCAACAATTGAGATTGTTACTCAACCAACAGACATTTCTATTCCACTTACACAGTCTGGAATCCTTACTGTTCTGGCACAAATGTCAGATTCAAGTACAGTTTCTTACCAGTGGCAAATTAGAAACTCTTTAGGGCAGTTTCAGGACATTTCTGGAGCTACAGGAACGAATCTAAACATATCAAATGTTGCTCTAACTGATGATCAGAGTGTTTATCGTGTTATAGCAACATCAATTTATGGTCAAGTTCTGATTTCAAATGAAGTAACACTGACTGTTATCCCAATTACACTCACAATTCTCAGAAATCCAAGAGATTCTACGTTTGTTCAGGGTGGAACCGCATCGTTTGACGTGGTTGCTGAGATTAATGGTAATGCAAATCTTACATATCAGTGGCAAAAACAAGAAGCAGTTGATGACCAATGGGTAGACATTACTGGTGCAACTAGTGTGACTTATGTAACAGGAACACTTGACTCTGTAAATGATCTTGGTGACAAGTATCGTGTCAAGGTCAGTAATGATGTTGCACCTGATATCTTTATATTTTCTGAACAAGCTGAACTACTTGCACAACCATACGATCTTACTCTTGTTTATCCAGACAATACAACGCAAAACTGGATATTTGACATCGATGGTCCAGTGATTTGTGATAGTAGTGTTGGTACTACGTGGAACGTAATTCCACAGTCACCACAGGATGTTGATATTAAGATGTGGGGTAAGAGTACAAGTAGTGAGTATGCTGGATATAGTGAAGGTAGGGTTACCCTAACACAAGGAAATGACTATAGAATTCATACAAATGTTGGTGGTGGATCACATGGAACTGGGTATGGTTGGCCATCAAATGAAAATGGTGGTGGTTATACTGGAATTTTTGATGGTCTAAGTGCATCTCAATCATCAGCAATTATGATTGCTGGTGGATCTGGTGGTAGAGGATATGGTCATGGATCATCTGCTGGTGGTCGTGGTGGTGGTAATAGTGGTAGTGCAGGTACAAACTCCAATGATACTCAAATTGGATCCACTGGTGGTGGAGGTGGTTCTCAAACCTCTGGCGGTGGAGGAGGTGGTGCAGGGGGATCCTCTGGTAGCGCCTTACAAGGTGGTAGAGGTGGTGATGGATATAGAGGTGGTTACCCCAACGCTGGAGGCGGTGGCGGTGGCGGTGGAGGTTATTACGGCGGCGGTGGCGGCGGTGGTGGTAATGACAATGGTTCATCCACTCGTAATGCATCTGGTGGTGGTGGAGGATCTGGTTACATTAATCAATCACTAGTTACTAATGGTCTTACCTCCAATGTCAATACAAATAATTTGTTATCAAATGGTGGTACTTGGGATGATCTGGATCCAAACCGCAATAATGCAGGATATAATTCTAATGGATCCGCTCGTCTTGTCATGTCTTCTGTTTTAGGTCAATATTATACAGATCCCGATGGAAGATTCCTCATCTTTTCCAACTGTACTTACATGACTCCACCATCATCGATGCAGAAGACATTCGGTACTGTATATCCAGGAGATACTAAGTGTATTGATAATGCAAGATGGCAGAGTATTCGTAGTTCTGCTGGTAACACCTCTGCTACAAATTATCGTATTCAATTTACAATCGGTGGATCTAAGAAACCATGGGCAACAGGAAATCCCACTGATTATAATCTTTACAAGATGAGAACTGCAAATGTCTTACCATTGGTAACTGATCTTACTGATTGGGGTAGTTTTGCAGATGTTTCAACAGCAGATTCATATAGAAATTTGGTATATTTTGCTTGGCATGAAGATGCTCTTGATAGTTATGCTGGTCCTTATTGGGGATATGGTTTGGATTACACTGGATTATCTTATGGGGATTATAATAGTTCTCCTCAATATTATACTAGTCCAGGAACTAGTGCATTTGCACAGTCAGTTAATTCATCAATACCTACATTTTCTGGTTCATACGACAGTGAAAGAACAATCTCAATGTGGATCATTCCACCAGGGGTAACACCAATTACAGGAAGTAGTAGAACTGCAACAGCTGATGTATATGAAAACCCAGCATGTAATCCTTCAACATATTCAAATGGGTGGTACACAAGAACTGGTGGTAGTGAGACTACTCCTAGTAGTTGGAGACAGATTGTTATCATTTTTGATGGTGTTGTTGTTGTGAACACTCAAACTGATTCTGTCACTATAAATCCATTTGATGGTACGATTACTAAAGATGGGTGGACTTATGAAGCATCTACCCATAGGGGATCAGTTTATGGTTGGGCTTCGGATGGAACTTCTTGTGGTCAGCAGTCAAGTCCTAATGGGGACTTCTGCAATTCATTTGACGTTATCAGGTATTGATGCTATACTGATCCTTTCAAGAGAACTTTACAAATGGCAAAAGCAAAAGGTGGTTTGAACAAGAGTGTTGGATACGTTCCAGGAAAACCCAAATTGACTCGTCAAGGACGTTCTGCCAATACTAAGTATGCTGCCACTAGTCGTAATAATGCACGTAAACCATACCGAGGTCAAGGTAAGTAATTAGAGACTAAATACCTTAGGAGATAGCAACCTCCTAAAAAGTTCTTATGGACTTTTAGGAGGTTTTTTCATGGGAAATCATCATCACGTAGACAAAAGTGAAGAATTTATTAATGAGGGTATGACTCTAATTACTGAGGTGGAGTCAGAAAAATGGTTGAAAATGCATGAAGAAAATAAGAAAAGAGCAGCATCTAAACCACCAGCAGACAGACTTTCGAGACCTTGTGGAGGTCCTGGTGGATTTGATGATTTTGTAGAAAGGTGGCATCAATAGAGTCTAAATAAATATAAGACGACGTTATTAGTGCCTTATGGCGCAACAAAAATCTAGGTCATTTAAAGATATTTCATTTTCTTTTGATCGGCATCCAAAAACAAAGGATGTTCTGATCAAAAGAAATGAGCAGGCTATTGCATCTGCATTAAAGCATTTGATTCTGACGAATGAAGGTGAAAGACCTTTTCAACCCAATTTGGGTACGAACATAAATCGTCTCCTATTTGAAAATATAGACGTTGGTATTGCGGCAGCATTATCTCAAGAAATTGAGAGTCTTATCAAGACATATGAACCGAGAGTTGAATTGGAATCTGTAGAGGTAACTCCAGATTTTGAAAACAACGGATTCTCTGCCCAACTGAACTTTTTCATCATTGGTATACCATATCTTCAGACCGTAGACATGTTTTTAGAGAGCACTAGGTAATGGCAAATACAAAACTAACAGATTTAGATTTTGAGCAGATAAAAGCAGTATTAAAAGACTATCTAAAGAATAATACTGATTTTAGCGATTATGACTTTGATGGATCTGCACTTTCAAATATTGTAGATCTTCTAGCATATAACACATCATATCAGGCATTTATGTCTAATATGGTGGCAAATGAATCATTCCTAAGTTCAGCGGTTCTTAGGGATAATATTATTTTACATGCCAGAAATTTAGGGTATTTGCCAAGATCCACAAAGTCATCTAAAGCAGCATTTACTTTCAATATTTTTTCAACATTTGATGGATTGACTGGTAGTGCTCCAGCATCAATCACTATCAGATCAGGAGCAGTATTTACTGCAATAAAAGATAATAATTCATATACATTTTCGACTCCAACAGACATTACCACACCTTTGGTGTATGTGGATCCCCAGTCCCCTTCTTTAGGCGCTACAGCGGCTTTTACAGGGGTCTCACTGTATGAAGGGACATACCTCACATCTACCTTCAATGTAAATCGTCAGGATCTAGATCAAAGATTTGTATTAGAGAATTCTGGAATCGATCTTGACACTTTAGTTGTATATGTTTCCCCATCAGCATCCAGTACAGAGCAAGTAACCTATACTAGATCCACTAATATCACTCAACTCGATTCTGAATCAAAAGTATATTTTATTCAGGAGATTGAAGATGAGCGTTATGAACTCATTTTTGGTGATGGAGTAATTGGGCAGCAGTTGGACGATGGATCTCAAGTTACTGTCACATACATCATTTCAAGTGGAAGTGATGCAAATGGTATTCAAGGTAATGAAAACTTTGTATTTTCTGGAAATGTAACCAATAATATTGGTGCTGTACCTGCTTTGCAGACTATTACAATTGCAAATTCACCAGTAACTGAAGGTGGTGCAGAAATTGAGTCAATTGATTCAATTAAATTCCAAGCACCTAGGTTCTATTCTACTCAGAATAGAGCAGTGACTGCTTCTGACTACGAAACTATTACTAGACTTGTTTATCCCAATGTTGATGACTTATTTGCCTTTGGTGGTGAGGAATCATCTCCACCAGAATATGGAAGAGTAAAAATTGTTATCAAACCAAAGTCTGGAGATAAATTATCAGCAAGTTCTAAAAACTTCATCAAGCAAAAACTTCAGAAATATAAAGTAGCATCTCTATCGGTTGATATTATTGACCCAGCAGTAGTTTACCCTGTAATTGATTCTGTCATATATTACAATGCAGATGAAACAACTTCAACTGCATCTGAAATCAAAAGTTTAGTAGAAACTGCTATCGATTTACATGAAGCATCAACTGCATTGAGTAAATTTGGCGGTAAACTAAAATATAGTAAATTGGTATCAGTTATTGATGATGCTGACATTTCTATCAGCAGAAATGACACTAAGGTGTTTATCAGAAGAGATTTGCAGGCAGTTTTGAATACTAATGCATCTTATGAACTGTGTTATGTAAATGCTTTTCAGATTGACACTGATGCACCTATTCTATCCTCTACGGGATTCAATATTCAGGGATATGACAATACACTATTTCTTGAAGATGACTACTCTGGATCCTATGTAAATAGTAATAGAACTACAAAGAATGTTCTTGCATATTATCTCAACAATTCCATCAAAACATATCTTGGGGAACCAATTGGGACAATTAATTATGAAACGGGTGAGATTTTATTAGGTCAAAAATCATCATTAGTTATTACTGGAACTTCTGAACCTGGATCAGTTGTAAAAGTAACGGTGAAACCTAGAAGTTATGATATCTTCGCAAGAAGAGAAGTATTTTTATCCTTAGTCAAGAGAAGCATTCAAGTTTTAGCGGAGTCATAAAGAATGATCAACATTTCCCAATTAGTCGATAACCAGTTACCAGACTTTTTTGTCCAGGAATATCCGCTATTTGTTGAATTTTTCAAACAGTATTATAAGTATACTGAAATTGATAATTCTTCGTCTTCAATCCTGAAAAAAATTCAGACATATCAAAGTTCTGATTTTTATAAGGATGGTATTATTCTTGAGACAGTGTTAGCAAATGATGTGTCTGTTACAGACACCCAAATTGTGCTATCTAGTGATGTAAATAATGCTGATGCTGTAGATAAAAATAATATTCCAATTTTTGAGAGATTTCCAAAAGAAGGATTGCTTCTTCTAAAATCTTCAAACGGAAATGAAATTGTTCAGTATAAAAATATCAATAAACAAACTGGTGTTGTCAGTCAGATTAAGAGAGGGGCTGCTGGAACCGTCAAATTAGGCGATCTTCTACTAGAATCTAATTCATATACCAGCACCGAGGTTATTGAACATGCTGCTAATGATACTGAAGTAATTAATATTACTCATCTATTCTTAGCATCTTTATTCAAGAACCTAAAAACTCAGTATTTTTCTGGTTTGCCCGTAGAAAGGCTAAATGAAGGGGTAAATGTACCAACTGTACTGAAGTATATTAAAGATTTCTATAGATCTAAAGGAACAAGTCCTGCTGTAGAGTTTTTATTCAGAAGTTCCTTTAATGATGATAAAGTTCTCATAAGATATCCAAATGAGCAACTAATTAAAGCATCTGAGTCTACTTGGTCTGTAGATACTATTATCCAAGCAGATTTAGTAAATCTTTCTAATGGATATACTACAGACGATCTTTCTGGATTGGTTCTGAAACAAGTAAAATATGCACATGACACTTCTATTGAGGAAGCATCTGCATCTATTGAAAGAGTTATTTCTCTAAAGAGTGGAGAAAGACAATTATATAGAATTTATGTAAATAGCGAAAGCGTTACTGGTAATTTTTCTCCAATCAACCAAACTCTTAGTAGAGTAAACTTTTCTTTTGGACAAAAATCTTTAGTTGTAGATTCTACAGTAGGATTTCCAGAAATCAATGGTGTATTTTACGTTGAAGGAGTAGTGGATGCAAATGGTGAGTCTGTTGCATTTACTTATGCAGAAAAAACTGGAACTGAGTTTTATGGTATTGAAAGTGATGCCCTAGGATTTACTACTGCAAGAAAAAATGCAAGAGTTTATAGTGGGAATGTAGTATCTGTAGTAGAAGATATCACTTCATCAGTATCATCACCATTTGCTACGTTTAGACCAACAGGAATTATTAGTGACTTTGATATTGTTAATACTGGATTATTATTATCAGAGGGCGACAAGTTTGATTTTGTACAATCGGGTATTGAAGGCAATTTACCAATTCAAACCTCTTGGTCACAAAATGCGCCAGGAAATGAAGCAAATGTGTCTTTGGTGAGTGTTTCTGGTCAGATGAGATCGACTTATTTGCAAAATGATTATAAAGTTACCAAGAGTGTAAATGGGGTATATGATGATGGTGATTATGTGTATGTTTCTTCTAACGGATTTCCAGATGTAGTCGGATCTATTGGTAATATTAATGGTGGTCCTAATGCATTATTGAATCCAGCTTCTCAAAGGCATCTAAAAAAGATTCCTAAGAATCTAAGTTTTGCACAAACATTATATCCTCTTCCAGATGATAATACAGTTGCTGTCTCTGTTGACGGTGTACCTATTATTTCACCTACAGGAACGAATGAATCTCTATCTAATAGAGAATTAGTAACTCAAGGTGAGATTATTAAAATTAACGTTACTAATGGAGGATCTGGGTATTCTGAAGCACCTAGAGTATCGATTAGTGGTGTAGGTGGTGCAACAGGAACTGCAGTTGTCACAAATGGAAGTGTTACTGCAATTACAATTACTGCTGCAGGTCAAGGTTACACCTATAGACCAGAAATTACCATTTCTACGGGTTCTGGTGCAGTTTTGGAAGCTAATTTTGGATCTAACAATAGATTAGGTGATATTCAATCTCTGGATATTGTAAATAGTGGATCTTTCTATACTCAAGCACCAGATATCGAAGTTGTAGACGAATCTGGGAGGGGTAGAGGCGCTAAATTTATTGTCCAGTCTATTGATCCAGTAAATGGTAACATTACTGCTATTAAGAAAGTATCTGGTGGATTTGATTATGATCAGACTAAAACCAAGATATATGTAGTATCTACTGGAACAGGGGCAACTGCAGAAGCAGAAGTAAGAAGTTGGCATAGAGATAATTATGCGGCATATACTCAGTTTGCCGATGATGCTAATGGATACCCTTTCCAAGGTAGATTTCCTGAATATAATGATGCTTACTATTATGTTGGAAATCCTAGGGGATATAGAATTACTAAGAATGACAACATTACTTCTGGTGGAGTCGAATTACCATCCGACCTAACCCACTCACCAATTGTTGCTTGGTCTTATGATGGTGTTCCAATTTATGGTCCAGTTGGATATTCAGATCCGACGGATTCTAACTCTGCCCTAAAGAGAGTTGAGTCTTCATATTACTTGAGAGATGATAGAGGTGAAAATGGTCCTAGTGCTGTTGAATTTACTATGGGCAGTTTCGTAGAGGATTATGAGTACAAACCAGAGGGTAATCCTCTACATAAAGACTTAGATAAGCATAATGGTCGATTCTGTGTCACTCCAGATTTTCCAGAAGGTAGATATTGCTATTTCTTGACGATTCATAGTAGTGATGATATTAATCAAAGGAATAGACAGGATGCTAGACCAAGATATCCTTATATGATTGGTCCAACTTATAAATTCAATCCTGAGACCTCCAATTTCACAAAAGAATCGATTCTTTCATCTTTACCATCTAATGCCATTAGAATTAGAGATGTTAATGATAATGTTCCTAATTTTGGAACTAATTTAGAAGCATCTGTTACTGCAGTTTCTTCTGGATCTGTAGATTCGGTAATTATTGAAAATCCAGGAAATAATTATTCAGTTGGAACTGATAATTATGTTCCAAGATTTGTTGCTGGAGATAAACTTTTTGTAGACGATACAAATACTCAAGGTGTAGGATTTGCTGGTAAAGTTGCTTCTATTGTTGCTAAAAACAACTCAGGAAATGATATTGGAGTATCTTCAATTTCATATTCCACAATCACTGGATCCTTAGATGTTAGAAAACAGGTTCTAAACATTGCTCCACCAACATTTGATGGAACTGATTTTCAGTATAACAAAATTTTTGAAAATGACACTATCGTAGATACATCTAAGACCAAGTATGCTATTGAAACAGCAATTGCATGTTCTGCTACAGATACTGTACTTAGATTTAGAACTGCAAATACTTCTAATGTAAATATTGGAGATACGATTGACATTCAATCAGAAAGTGTATATATCAATAGTGCATTTACTAATAGTTCCAGATATGTATATCTTAGTGTAGCAAATATACAATCATCGGATCCCGTTTCTCCACAAACTGATCAAGGATTCTTCTATAAGTACGAAAACGGTAAAGAATTATTTGATGAGATTTATGTTGATTCTGGAGATCAATCTACTAAGGTGGGTAGAATCTTAGAAATTAATGCAGTCTCAAATATATTGAAGGTTGAGATGTATATTGATCCAGATACTCAGAATTACTATGCAATCCCAGCATTAGCAACAGGTATCTCAAACCAAATCCAAACAGAACCTCGTTATAGTCAGAATGTTAGTTCTATCGAATATGTAAAAGAAGTTACAGTTATTAGAGGATATGATGGATCTAAGGCATCCAGGCATCCTTTTGGTGTTGAGTGCTCAACTCAAGTACCTACAGCAAATATTGATGACTATAAAGTAAGACTTCAGTTTACTGGCGCCGATCCATCACTATTTGTTCCTGGTGTTTATATCCAGGGTCAGAACTCAGATACTACTGCTCGTATTGAGTTGGTAGAAACTATTTCTGCAACTTCAGGATATTTGTACTTAACAGATGTAAAAGAAGGTCCAAATGCTAGTGATATTCCTAGATTTGGTATTTACAACAATGGTTCTTTTGGACCAGAGACTATCAATGAAATTGGTGCAGGAGTGACAACAACGCTCATCGCAGATATTGATGAAGATGATACAATCTTGAAAGTTGTCAATAGTGATCTATTCTATGTCAATCGATATATCAATATTGGCACAGAGATTATGAGAATCACTGATAAAAAATCGGGTCAGTTGACAGTGACTAGAGCACAAGGTGGGACAGTGGCAGATGAGCATTCTGTAAATGCTAGCGTAAGTATTTCAAATCATAGTGCTACAACAGCAGGAGACACATATCAACTAACAGTTTCTTTGGAGAACGCACAAAGATTCTCTAATACTAGTACGTTTGATGATAATAATGGTGATAGTATCACAGTAAATGCTGTCGTAGATGGTAGTATTTCAGACGAAGATATTACCTTAAATATTGACGCAGAAAATTATGAAAAGTTCTCTCTTGGCGATGTAATTGAGATTGGAACAGAACAACTTAGAATTGATAGTAAGAGAACTAATTTGCTAACTGTTACAAGAGGTTTCAATCAAACTACAGCAAGTGATCATAATCACAATGCTTCCATAGAAAACATTAGTAAGTATGATGCTGTTGTAACTACAAATACCAATCATGATTTACTTGAAAGTGATCTAATTGAAATTAGTGGAGATCCTTCATTAGAAACAATTCAAGAGACTGGTATTTCGGTAAGAATTGTAAATGGTCAGTTTGAATTTAGTAGCGTCCACACTGACTCTAATTATCAACAAAATCCATCATTGACTCTTGTTTATGGGCATAAGTATGTCTTTGATGTTTCAGAGTCAACTAATTCAAATACTACTCTTGGTTTCTATTCTGATAGAGATTTTAATAATGAAATTTCAGTGGAAAGAATTGGTGTTCCAGGTTCTTTGAACTCAAAGGTTATCCTCAAAAACAACAATAGAGACTATACCAATATCTATTATAATAATCCTAATGCACTTATTTCTGGACTAACCAGTAAACTCACTTTTATTGAGGATCCATATAATGTATCTTTGACTGGCGTATTTGATCTGACCGACACAACGTTCAAGTATATTGTTAGAACTAAGCCAGAAGGCAATGCTAGAGGAACTAAGACACTAGCATTACAAAGTCATAGATATTCTGGTAAAATCCATAGAATTTCTATTACAGATGCAGGCAGAGGGTATCAGTCATTACCAACAATCAAAGGTGTTTACTTTAGAGAAGAAGATGCATTTAGAGGGACCGTTATTACTGATGATGATGGCACGATTCAAAGAGTAGATATTGATTTTGGTGGAACTAGATATGTCTCACCAAAAGTTTATGTTATTGGTAATGGAAGTGGTGCATCAATGACTGCTGATGTTCTTGACAACAGTATTCGTAGAATCACTATTAATAGTGGAGGTTTTGGGTATGACAAAAACACAAAACTAGTTTTAGTTGAGGAAGATTCTAGAAATGTAAGAATCCTTCCAGCAACCACGTCTATTGGTAAGATTTCAGCATTCAGTATCAAAAATCCTGGATATGATCTGACAAGCAACTATACAATGGCACCTCAGGTTAGAATTCCTACCACTATTCAGGTCATCAATATCAATGGGGAATATAGAAAGGGTGAAACTGTATATCAAGGAAATGTAAATACTCCTTCTGGTCAAGGTGTTGTTGATTCATTCAATTCTACTACTAACGTACTTAAACTAATTTCGGTTACAGGTCGTTTTGTTGATGGTGTGCAAGTTGTAGGTTATACCTCTTCGGCAACTAGCACTGCAAGTAAAGTAAATCTATCTAAGATTTCTGCAACTGTAGGTGCTCTAACTTCTATTGAGGGAGTATTTACTGATGAATTTGGTAAGTTGAATACTGCATCTCAAAAGATTCAGGATTCTTATTTCTACCAAGATTTTTCTTATGTAATTAGATCACAAATTCCAGTTTCTGACTGGAGACAAACTATCAAGACATCAACCCACCCTGCAGGTTTTGTTGTATTTGGTGAGGTTATTATTGACTCTTCTCAGAGCGTGGCAATGCTACCTGTTCTAGGTGAGGTCAAATGTCCAGCAAATGCTGCGACTTCTTCTTGGAAATTTGATACTAGAACGGAGATCTCAACTACTGGTGACACTGCTGGTGCTCTATATCTTAGAAATGCGTTTGGTATTCAGGTTGGGGATGCTCTGAAGTATCGTTCTACAAGTCAAGATGAGGTTATTTCTTGGAATGCTACAAATCTTGCAGGAGATCAGGTAACTGGAAGACTAGTTCATGATCGTATTTACTATGTATTAGAGATTACTTCTACTGATCAGTATGGAACTTGGATCAAATTTGGTCAATATCACCCAGAGGACAAGTTTGCTGATGTTGATCATAACAAAGAAAATTACATTTATAATTTAGTACCAACTGATATTTCATACAAACACGAATTTAGATGTGATACCCAAAATCCAAAAACATTGATTACTATCAATGTTCTGAAGAAATTTGTTGAAATTAGAGATACTAGACCACAACTTGGTCCTTCACTCAAAACTATTCAAATCAATAAGTTCTTCCAATTCAATAGGAAGCGTGGTATTGGTTCTCTTATTGTATCTGAGGGATCTGTTGCTGTTGATCTCAAACAAGTTGATGATCTAACTCCAACCTTTGCTGAGGGAGTTAAGATGTATGACTTGAGAAGTCTTGGAACTAACTTTATTCCTTATAGCGAAAATACATTACTTATTACTCTTGATGGTGTTGTCCAAGAACCAGGAAAATCATTTAGTATTATTAATGATAGAAAGTTAGATGAATTAGAAATCACAACGACTGGTGCAGGAGAACTTGAATTTGATTCTTGGAGAGTTACTAATACCTCAACTAATGCAGGTATTGCTGATGTAAGAACAGTATATAATGATGTAGATTTTGTTTATATCAAGGCAGAAAGTTTACCTTCATACACAACAACTTTCAGTGGATATGATACTGCACCCTCTGCACAAGGATTCATCAGAAGATTCCCTAAAGTTCCATTCTCTCCTGTTGAAAAACCCAGAAAACCTTTAGGAACTTTTGGTACATTTGTAAATGGTGTTCAAATTTACAACGTTCTGCAAGGAGATAGTTATAAGAATAGAGGTGATTGGAATATTAACCACGGAAATTGGTCGGGTAATGAAGACACCTATAATGGTTTAGTTGATGTTGCTGGAACTTATTTTCATTACAATAACCCAATTGAACTGAGAAGACAACTATCAGACAATATTTCATCTAGTGGTGCATATGTTGAGGCAACTACACTAACCCACTCACCAATCCTCGGTTGGGCATATGATGGCACACCAATTTATGGTCCATACGGTTATTCCAATCCAAATGAAGTTTCTTCCATCGTAAAGATCAACAGCAGTTACGCTAAGAGATCTATTACTACTAGAAACGTTCTCCCTGATGGAACCATCCTACCTGATGCTGAAGTTGGACCACCAGTCAATTCTGTAGAATTTACAGTAACTTCTTTTGTCGATTTTACTGGATCTACAGAAGAATTTGCACAAGACCAAAATATTCTTCAGGTCAATAGTGGAACGGATAGTGGTGTAATTGCAGGAGTTTCAGGAACTGTTGTTTCTTATGATCCTGTTACAAGACAAGTTCTTCTCAGAAATGTAGTTGGAACTTTTGCTGAAGGTATGTGGATCAAGTCTCAGACTGGTTGGGCACAAATCAATAGCACACCTATTCGTTATAATCTTGGATATTTTGCTGAAGATTATGTTTATACTAATGGATCAGGTCATCTTGATCAATATAATGGAAGATTCTGTGTAACTCCAGAATTTCCTAACGGAAGGTATTGCTATTTTAGTACCATTGAATCAACAACTGCCACATATGGTGGAACAAATAATGGTGCGTATCCATATATCGCTGGTGTTGACCTGTATCATAGATTCTATGAGGAAAACCGCCTCAGAGCATCTGAATTGAGAGATAAGATTATCTTTAATGACCCTCCTCTCAAGTATACTGATCCAATCAATGGGCAAGTAAACGTACAACAATTCCAGGGAAGACTGTTCAGTTTTGTTGATGATTCAAATAATAATCAATATGCCAAGAAATATAAAGATATCTCTGACCAGTTTGATGGCAATAAGACTACATTCAATTTAGAATTTACAAACGGACAAGCATTATATTCACCTACAGATCCAACAGAAGCAAATGAATATGCTTTTGTTTGTGTTGATGGTATTCCTCAGGTATATGGTGAAGCATATACTATCAATGATGCACAAAACACGATTACATTTACTAATCCACCAAAGAGAATTGGTAAAGTAATCAATATGAGTGAGGTTACAAACTTATCTCAGTTTGCTGATAGTGAAATCGTTGTTGGGCAGACTTCACAAGCAGAGGGTAAAGTTCTCAGTAGAACAACTTCTGGATATGAAGGTAAAGGTATCATGAAAGTTGAAGTTACCCGTGGAGACTTCGTAGATGAAATTATTGTTGGTCAAACGTCAAATACTACAGGTTCTATCAAACTAACGGGTACTATCACCACAGGTCAAGACAGATTCCTTGATGCTGCCAATTTGATTGAAGCTAATAAGCAGTTGATTGCAGAAGAAGCAGTTGACATCATGTTGGATTACTCTGCATATAGAGGAACATTTAGCGTTCCTGGTGGAAATCAGAACTGTATTGATGATGTTATGGATGTTATCGGTGCAGTAGTCAATAACTTAAGATTTGGTGGAAATGATTATACTTGGGATGCTGCAAATCTATATGCAACTGGTGGAGCACTTCAGCATCTTGTAGGTGAGGAAGAGCAATCTAAATTAGTATTCAGATGGGCAAAAGATCTCTGTATTCTTGCAATGCAGAACAGACTAGGATATAACCCTGTTGATGGTGCAGGATATCCAACAAACCCAGTTGAAGATAGATTTGTTGATGCGGCGAATTTGATTACAAGTAATAAAGATTTCATCGCAAATGAGGCAGTTCAAAGAATGCTTCTAGATCCAGCAAACTCTGGATTCTCAGTTCCTAATGGAACTGTAAATTGTGTTGATGATGTCAAGGATGTTCTAGATTCTATGGCATTCAATATGAGATATGGTGGAAATAGTAAGGTTTGGGATTCTGCAAACTTCTATGCTACAACAACTAATCTTCAAGGCGAAGAAGATGAATCTATCGAGGTCTTCAACCATGCTAGAGGAATCGCAATTCAAGTAATCCAAAACGTTGCTGTAACAGTTCAGGGATCACATGGTCTTACCCAAACATTTGACAATAGTATTACTGTTGATGCTGGTGGGTGTGCAAATGTTCAGTCAGCAATTACCACATATATTAGTATTATTACAAGTACTATCAATGATAATACATATCTGAATGGTATTACCAGAACATCACCTAAAGCATATCCAATTACATATAATGGTCAAATTAACGTAATTACTGACAATTCAATTATTATTGATGGTTCAAGTTACACTGCATCATGTGCAAATATTGAATCTGCAATTTATACGTTATTTGATATTGTAATCAATACTATTTCAGATCCAACAACATTATCCTCTATCAATAGGACATCAGGTAAGGGATATGTAGAGAAGGAAGGATTCCCACAAAAGTTCTTTGCTTTTGCTAATGGTAAGTATTCTGTTCTCGACTCTTTTGATACTTCACTCCAAGATAACACAACGTTCTTACTGAAGAGATCTGGTGACCTTATTGTACCAACTAGTTCTCTTCAAATTATTATGATGGTTGATGGTGTTATTCAGGAATTTGGCAAATCATATGTTTTGAATGAGGCATTAGTTGAATTCTATGAACCAGTAAGAAAAGGATCTAAGGTTGTTGCACTTTACTGGTATGGTAAGGATCTTGAGAAGATTCTTCAGGGTTATAACATGCCATTATATGAACCAAACTTTATCAAGAGAAATCTTATCACTGGCACTGCAGTTACATATACTGATCCAGGTGGATTCAGTACAAATAAACTGATTAGATCTATTAAGTCTGAGGATGTTCCAGTATTTGAATATTTGGATACTTCCAAGAAAGTTCAAATTGATGGGGAAGCACAACCAAGAACTATTTTCAGTGTCTCTAACAGGGACATCATTCAGTGGGAGACAGATGATACTGAGAGCAATACATATTCGTTTGATGCAACAAACATTAATACCATATTCAGTAAAGTATATCTTGATGAATATACTGGAACAGCACAAACTTCTGATGTTATTGAGCCTGGTACAAGAGTAACTTACAACAATAATGGAAATCCTGATATTCCTGGATTGACTGGTGGTCAGCAATATTATGTTGGATATCGTTATCCTGAAAGAGCAGTTCTGTTCTACAATGATTATCAATCTTCATTATCATCAGATGAAACATATGCTATTGCGATTGGAACCAGTACAGGTGTTCATAGTATTACTATTCCATCAGATCTTTATGGTCTGAGACAGGCAAACATTACAACTAGTGATTATGGTGGCATCACAAGAGGTCAGGGTGCTGATCTGGTTGCTAGAGTTAGATGGACTGCAACTGTTGCTAGCACTGCAGCATATGCACCAGAGCAATTACTATTTTCTGCTGGGGAAAATGTCGCTAAAGTGATTGAAGTAATTTCGGCAACGGAAGTCGAAATTCAAATGTTCCCTGACAGAGTAATCCCACTAAACTCGGTGATTACAACTGATCTTGGTGGATCCAATCCACAAACAGTTACTGGAAGAGTAAATGGTAGAGTTGTCGCCATTGAACCAGTTCAAGGTGCGTTCCCAATTGGATCAGACTATGAAACTGCTCCAATTATTGTAATTAGACCATCTAGAAATGATACTGGTAGATATGCAACTGCATATTCTCAGATTAATAGAAATAATCAACTCGAAAATTGTGTTGTAACTAATGAAGGTGAAGAATACTATGAAGTTCCTGATGTACTTGTTAGTAGAGAATATGATGTCATTTCACCAGTATATCCAACAGTCAAGACTGCAGGATATCTAAACTTCTGGACTTCTCAAGATACTCAGATTTCTGTTAGCACATTTATTGATGCTCGCTCTGAAGTTGAGGTTCAAATTCTAAGGAATGTTGATATTGGTGTAGATGATCCACTTAATGATCAAGTAGTCACTATAAATCTTGAGCCACAGATTCTTGATGATTTTATTACCACACCAGGAAAAACTTACTCATATAATGGTGCAGCACCATTTGAAGAAGATTTAGCAGATGCAGTTCCAGCAACAGTTACTTCTGTTGGTCTCTTGAGATTGACACCTACGTTTAGTCTCCTTGAGGAAGATAGATTTGCTCTTGAAACCTCCTTTGAGATTGGTAGTCTAGATCAATTCCAAGACTTAACTATTGGAACGGTAAGTGATAGATATTATTCCTCAATCTACAAGGATCTAAATAACCGCGTGACTAGATATAATATGTCGCCAATTACATCGACAGTTGAGGCAGTAGCAACACTAACTGCAAATTATCAAGTTGTTGATTCTGAGATGTCTATTTCCAGTGTTGCTGGATTCAATAGACTTTATGTTGAAGGAACTACATTCTGGATTTATCCTGGAGCAGAAATTTATAATGAAGTTTCTACTGATCTAATTGGTAGAGTTGAAAGAATCATTGATTCAAATACTTGGGTAATTCAGTTAGAAAGAGGAAAACAACTCACCGTTGGTCAAGGATTGACATATGCCAAGAATACTGTGAAGGTGACAGAAGTTGCTGATAGATATGGGTACGTTCAATTTGCTGAAGCAGGCAAAGTTGAGACAGTACGATATGGAAGTATTGATTGGACATTCAATAAGTTGACCGAGGTTGAAAATAACTCCTATCCACATAGCTCGAACGTGGAAATAAGGACAGCATACGAGCACTGACCCTTCCAGTTATCCCCTATAAATATAAATAATCGAAGGACTTAGACCCTTACTCTAGAGATATAACAATGTCAAGCAGCATCATTACTGAACAGTTTAGAGTGCATAATGCCGACAAATTTGTTAAGTCGTTTGATGTCACCAACAGTGGCACAAACTCTAACAATATGTACTTCTTTATCGGAAGACATAGAGCATGGTACTCAACTTACGCAACCAATTCAAATTATGGAACGTCAACTACTCCTACATTAGATGAAGGAAACGTTCCTGTACCATATGACAACAACGACTTCTATAGCGAAGTTTACGATGATGTCCTTTCTCTAAAAAAGATCGGATTTTCTAACGTAAGAAAAGTTGTTAGAAGGTACAATTGGCAGCAAGGTAAGAAATTTACCATGTATCGCCCAAACTATAGTGTACAGAATCAGACAGCAACTGGTACTTCAAGTCTGTTTGACTCCGAATTCTATGTAATGAATCCAGATACCTATGAGGTATTCAAAGTTCTAAACAATGGTGTAAGTCCTTCTAACCCTACTGGAACTTCGACTGGTTCAGTTGCTCCAACCGCTGCTGTTGCTGACTCAAATAACATTGTTGACTTCACGTCAACTGATGGTTATGTCTATCAATATCTCTATAAGTTAGAGACGAACGACGTTCTTTTCTTCACCACTACTGATTTTATTCCAGTAAAGGATACCAGTTATGCTGGTTCGGTAGTTGATGGAGCAATTGACATCGCTCTTCTCAAGAGTTCTGGGTCTGGAATGCCAGTTGGAACAGATCTGTATTTCCGTATTTATGGTGATGGTGATGATTCCACTAATGGTTTTGCTGTACTGAAACTAACTACCGATGCTGGTGGTACTTGTACTGCTGCAGAAATCACCACAAGAGGTAGAAACTACACTTATGGTATTGTTGATCTTACTGCATCTGCAACTTACTACGCTTCTGAGGCAGATCTCAGAGCAGGTACATCACCACTGACTCTACCAAGCAGTGGATATACTGCACCTACCGTTGAAATCGTAATTCCACCTCAAGGTGGACATGGTTCCAATACAGCACTAGAGATGGGTGCTAAGCGAGTTATGCTTAATACTCGCCTTGTATATGGTAACAGATCGACCGCTGCAGATAAGACATCTGATTTCTATGTTGATCAAGATTTCAGAAGAATCGGAATTATTAAGGATCCCCTGAATACATCCGCTGCTGCCCTAACCACCGATACTGCTAGCGGAACTCATGCAATTATTATTGACACTTCCAGTGGTAGTGGAATTTTCTCTAGAGACGAAGTTATTACCCAAACTTACACGGTCACTAGAGGTACTGCAAGTTTGACTGTTACTGCAAAAGGCAGGGTAGTTGATTACAATCAGTATGATACTTCAAGCAATCTTGCAATTCTACGTTATACCCAAGCACCAAATGATGCTGAACTAAGAGATTCTGATGGTTCTATTTGGCCATTCTTTACAGCAGCAACTGGTGGCGGAACTGTAAATAATATCAACGGTGTTGACTCAAGTTCCGATAGACCAATCAACAGAAGCAGTCAGGGTGTTATTGAAAACCAAGGTGTATTTGTGAATGGCATTTGCCCTCCAGAATATGAGAAGTATAGTGGTGAAGTCATCTATGTTGAGAACAGAAGAGTCATCACAAGAGCTGCTGACCAAATCGAAGACGTAAAACTCGTTATTGAGTTCTGATTCCAATTACACTAACTTCAGGAAGAATAGACAATGCCACAGAGTACTAATCTAAACGTATCTCCTTATTATGATGATTTTGATGTAAATAAAGATTTTTATAGAGTATTATTCCGACCTGGATATTCTATTCAGTCTAGAGAATTAACTACTCTACAATCTATTCTCCAAAATCAAGTTGAGAGTATTGGAAAAAATATTGTAAAAGAGGGATCCATGGTGGTCCCTGGTGAAGTCTCATATAATAACTCATACAATTATATCAAACTCTCAAGTTTCTCCCAGGGATTTGCTTTATCTCAATTTTTGGGTTCAACTCTAACTGGAGAAACAACTGGAGTTACTGCTAAGGTAATTAATGTATCTGAAGAAACTTCATCAGATGCAGTCACTTTATATGTAAATTATGTTTCTAGTGGAACATCAAATACAAATAGAGTTTTCCAAGAAGGTGAAATCTTATCAACTGATATTGTAGGATCTCCGACAGCTGTTGTTGGTATTACAGGAAGCACAAAACCAACGGTATACCGACCAGTTGGTTCATCATCAGATCTTGTTCAAAATTCTGCTGTAGGTAAAGGGTCTGCAGTATTTGTGCAGGAGGGAATTTACTTTACCAATGGGCATTATGTTCGTAATGCAACTCAAACTCTCATCATTGATAAGTATTCAGTTACTCCAACCTGTAGGGTTGGATTTCTTGTACAAGAAGAAGTTGTTACTCCAGAAGAAGATGAGTCATTGAATGACAATGCTGCTGGTTACAGTAACTATGCTGCACCTGGTGGTCATAGACTAAAAATTACTCTAACTCTAGCTTCTAGGGATATTGATTCTGTAGTTGAGAGTAATTTTATTGAGCTTCTCAGAATTCGTAATGGTGTTATTGAGAGAAAGATCGAGAAAAAAACTTGGTCAGATCTAGAAGAGATTTTAGCTAGAAGAACTTACGATGAGTCAGGAGACTACATTGTAAAAAACTATACTGTTGATCTAAAAGAACATAAAAATAATGGAACCAACAATGGTTTCTATAGTTTAGATCCTGAAGATAATTTGTATGATGGACTGACATCTCAAGAGTCTGATGATTCTATGGTTGCTGCCATCAGTCCTGGTAAGGCATATGTTCGTGGATATGAAATTGAAAATGTAGGTACTAAGTTCAAAACACTCTCAAAGGCTAGAGATACCTTTGTCAAAGAGAGATCTTCACTAACAGTTCCTACTGGGTCTTATCTAAACGTACAGAATGTTTATGGATCTACAGATGTATCAAACGTTTCTACTAGTGGAATTACAACAGAAACTAGTGAGCAGGTACTTTTTTACAATGCATTCACTGACAGTTATCTAGGAAATACTAAACTGGGTAGAGGTGATGCCCCTCAAACTAGATATCTTGTTCAGATTGAAAATCTTTCTGCACAAGCAACATATGAATGGACTAATAGTGTTGTTGGTATGAAGTCTTCTTCATACCCAGCTGGCGCCTTTAGTGCAACTATTAATAAAGTTGATAAATTAGGATTTACTGCAGTATCTGGGACCATTCAAAATGGTGCAGCATCCACTGCAGATTGCGATACCTATCTTGCTTTAGTTACTCTTGGTTCGGGAGCTTTTCTTCCTATTTCAGGTCAAACCATTGAGGATGCCGATGTAAACCTCAATGGAAGTGGAATCCCAAGAGGAATTATCAGAAGAGTTTGGGAACTGCCTGGTAGACCTATTGGATGTGCTCATCCAAAGTATATGAGACTTTCTAATGGTGTTGTTGATGCAAATGGTAAGATTGCAGGTAATGAGAATATTGATTCAGTATTTAGACTAGGACTATTTGATACCTCAACATTTACAACGATCAAGTGTTTCGGTACTGCTCCTGTTGGAAACTTTACTAATGGTATCAAAACTCTCGGAGCAAGACTAACTGGTTCTTCTAGTGGAGCAACTGGTATTGTTGAGTCTTCATATACTGGTGATGGATATGATGAAGTATTTTTATCAAATGTCAAGGGTACTTTCATTGAAGGTGAGGTTCTTGTAACTGATCCTGATTATGGTAATGATGGTAAGAGAGCACAAGGGACTATTATCAAAAGTGGAACCATTAGAAAAATCCACATCAGTGATCCTGGTACTGGATATTCAACCACGTCAAATCCTGCTGCAGCAGTAGCATTATCAATTAATGGTGAGCAGGTAAAGGTAACAAGAACTCTCGGCAATGATGTATATGCTTTCCAATTGACTGCTGATACTAATGGTGGTGTTTATTCATTACCTATTGATGATGGCACTAATACTGCCTCTGTATTCCCCAATAAGTGGAGCTACAAGAGTCCTAATGCCACTGTATATACAAAGACCCCAACAGCGTCAATTCTTGCTAATGTTGGATATGTTGCTGCAACTCTTGAGGTTGAACTCTGGGGAGAAACAATCACAACTAATGGTGTTAGCGACTTTAAGTCAGTAACAATTCCTGGTGGAAATAAGTTCAGTGCAGATGTAGTATCAAATTCAGTATCCTTTACTAATCTAGTTGAAGTATGTCAAGTTTCTGCTTCTACTGGAAATGATTATTTTGAGGTTACTTCTTTAGATAAAGATCCTCGCATTCTTCTCAATAACAATGATGTAATCAAAGTTGTTGATGATAGTGGAGCGGAGAGAAGGTATTTAGTCTACAGGGTAGAGAAAAGTGATATTCTCTCTAGATCAAGAATTTACATTGCAGGAACTATTACTTCTTCTAGTACTAATGCACTTCTTTATAAGGTAGAATCATTATTTGGTGGATTTGGTCAGAATAGCCTGGTCATTCCAATGCCAGATTCTACTATCAAGACTGTTGCTAGAGATAAGAATAAGACTAAGTTTAGTCTAAAGGCACAGAAACAACTGGTATCAACTATTGGTAATGATGGAACAATTTCTTTCAACCTCAGTGGTGTTGATCAAGACTTCCAAGATTTCTCAGAGCAACGTTTTACTGCAGTTGTAGCAGATCCTGGTTCTGCTTCTGGTCTAGAGCAAGGTGATATTATTGATCTTGCAAGATATCAGGTACAGAGAGTATCTGCAACTGCTGGTGTCAATGCATCTATCTCTTTCTCGGGTCTACCTGCTACTTTCTATGGTGGAAAAATTAAGTTGACTGCTGCAGTCATCTTGAATAATTCAAAACCAAGAACTAAGATTCTGAGAAATGTCCAAGTTCAGGTTTCTACTTATAATAAGAAAGATATCATCAGTCTCGGAAAGACTGATGGATTTAGATTGAATGCTGTTTATATGTCGGCAGACCCAGATTCTGCAGCAACAGTAACTGATATTGATATCAAAGATAGATTCTACTTTGATAATGGTCAAAGAGACAACCTTTATGATATTGTAAGGATTATTAGAGGTAAAAATACTGAAGAACCATCAGGACAACTTCTTGTAGACTTTGATTATTTTGATCACACGTCAAATGATGGTGATTATTTCTCGGTTGATTCGTATATCAATCCAAATAACCTAAGCCTGTCTTATGGTGATATTCCAGCATATCGTTCTGAAAAATATGGAATTATTGAACTCAGAGATGCATTGGACTTCCGCTTATCTGCAGACACTGGATTTTCAAGTACAAATGTTGGTAAGGTTGCTGGTGCAGAAGACAAGAGAGAGATTGGAGCACTTACATTCCAATCGATCAATAATGTAATCCCCACACCAGGTGATAGTGCTGAGTATGAATGTGAATTTTATCTAGCAAGGAGAGATAGTGTTTATCTGTCGAAGAGTGGTGCTTTCGAAATTGTCAGCGGAAAACCTTCAACAAATCCACAATATCCAAAACCAATTGAAGATGCATTAAGATTGTTTGATCTGGATATTCCTGCATATACTTTTAGTCCAAAGAATGTAAAGGTACAGACATATAACTATAGACGCTATACCATGTCAGATCTTCGTACTCTTGAGAAGAGAGTTGAGAAGATTGAATATTATACTCAATTGAGTATGCTTGAGCAAGATACCCTCAATACATCAATCAAAGATGCCGTAACTGGTTTAGATAGATTTAAGAGTGGTATCATTGTAGATAACTTTGCAGGTCACAATATTGGTGATGCATTGTCCAACGACTATCGTTGTGCAGTTGACATGCAATCTCAGCAATTGAGACCAAGACACTTTACTGATCAGATTGAACTTGAAGAAAGTGTTAGTGATGATGCATCTAGAGCATCTCTAGGATATAGAAAGAGTGGTAGTATTGTTACTCTTGACTATACTTCAGATGAGTTTGTCTCAAACAAATTTGCTACCAAGACTATCAATCTAAACCCATTTCTACAATTCCAATACAAAGGTGTAATGGAAATTTCACCTGAAATGGACGAATGGAAAGATACAGAATCCAGACCAGATTTGATTGTTCAAAATAATACACTTTTTGATACAATCTCTAGCATGGCAGATGAAAGAGGTGTTCTAGGCACAATCTGGAACGAGTGGCAGACTTCTTGGAGTGGATCTGAAGTAATTGCTTCTGATGAGGCAATTATTGATTCCAGAACTGGTCGTTTTGCAACAGGATCTTCAACTACAGTTCAAAGGGGTGGGCAAGGAATTAGAAATGTTACAACTACTAACTTCCAAAACTTCCGTGATGATGATGTTTTGACAACTGCGATTACTGCTCGCACAAGAACTAGAACTAGAACAGGAACTAGAAATCAACTAACTGGTTTTGATACTGTCAATCAAGCATTTGGCAATAGAGTTGTTGGGGTAAACTTTATCCCATTTATGCGATCCAGAGCAGTTGGATGGAGAGTCACTGGACTAAAACCAAATACAAGACTCTATGCATTCTTTGATTCTGTTGATGTTAATGCTTGGGTATGTCCAGATTCATCATATACTGGTGAACCAGAAAGTTCACCTAAAGGATTTGGGCAACCAATCATTAGTGATGGTGAAGGTAGTGTTAGTGGTATCTTCATTGTTCCTAATGGATTTCCACCCATCAATGTTTTTGATGACAACGTTGTAACCGAACTTGCTTCCAGAGGAATCTCTGGTGATGATCTAAACAGAAGAAGAGTAAGTCAAAGTTCTTCTACCGCAGATTTCAATAAGCAGAAGTTTACTGGTAGTGTAGATGACATTATCTACAACTCTGAAGGTGATTTCAGACAATTCAGAGTTGGTGAAAGCGTTCTTAGATTTACTTCTAGCGCGAAGAATTCTGCAAGAGAAGATGAAGTTGATACTTTCGCAGAGAAAGAGTATTTTGCAATTGGTCTCATGGAGACTCAAGAAAATACTATCATGTCAACTAGAGTCCCAACAATTGCACAGAGAACTGTATCTGATCAGGATACTGCACAATTTGTTGATGGTGTTAGAACTAACGTTGATACAAGAAGAACAAATACTGGAACTAGCACTGCGACTGCAACAGGTAACTGGTTCGATCCAGTTGCACAGACATTCCTAGTTGAAGGATATGGTGAAGGTGTCTTCATGACAGAACTCGATGTCTTCTTCAAGACTAAGAGTGATGTTACTCCTACTGAATGTTATCTGACAGAGACAAAAATTGGTACTCCTGGCAAGAAGATTATTCCATTCAGTAATGTTCAGGTACAACCAGACACTAAACTAAAAATTGTTAGTGATTCTTCTATTAGTTTTATTGATGGTGAAACTGTTGTTGGTATTACCTCTGGTGCTTCTGGAACGGTCAAGAGTGATTTAGATATTGCAGGTGTAACTGCAAATATCAATTTCTCAAATACTGTATATACTCTTGTCTTGGATAACCATAATGGTATTGAGTTCTTACCTGGAGAGCAAATCAAGATTCAAAGATTCCCAGAACCCACTTCAGTTATTAATATTGCAGAACAATCCCATGCAGTTTCTGGTGGTTTCATGAGAACTGGTGGTACTGGATACACTAGTGCCAGTGTTACAATTTCAGCTCCAGAACAAGTTGGTGGTGTTCAAGCAACTGCAACTGCATCAGTTTCTACTGATGGATCTATCAATCATATTACAATCACTAATCCTGGTTCTGGATATATTTCCGAACCTTCAATTAATATTCAAGGTGACGGTGCTGGAGCTACAGCAGTAACAAGTATCAGATTGATTCAAAACCCAGTATCTATGGGTGTTTCTACATCAGAAGATGCTAGTGCAGCAACTAAATTTAAGTTTGCAGCACCAGTATTCTTAGAGAACAATAAAGAATATGCCTTTGTTGTTCTGTCCAATAGTCTTGACTACAACATGTATGTTTCTAGACTTGGTGATACTGAAATTGGAACCACTCAAAGAGTTTCTCAGCAACCATTACTTGGTTCTTTATTCAAGTCCCAGAACTCTACTGTTTGGACTGCAGATCAGTTTGAAGATGTTAAGTTTACACTATACAGAGCTAAGTTTGACACCAATTCTACTGCTGTTGTTGAATTCAACAACAAAGCACTTCCTATGAAGTCTCTGGAAAATAGACCTCTTGAGACTAATAAACTATCTTACAGAGGTGGACAAGCAATTGGTGAAAGTATCTTTACATCATCTTCCGCACCAACAACATATTCAGATTCAGTGTTTGGTGGTAACCCAAGAATTGTAAGAGTTCATCATTATAATCATGGCATGAACGAAGGCGATTATGTAATTGTAAATGGAATTACTGGTGTTGGTACTGGCGATCCAGTAGCAAATGGTATTGGTATTTCTAAAATTAATACCTTACATCAAATTGAAAACGTAAGTCATAATTCATATGAAATCCTTATTCCTAAGGATTCAGGATCAACTGCTGATCAAGCAACTGAAAGTGGTAGAGTTGGTGGTAACTTTGCTTTTGCATCACAAAATCAACAGTTCCAAGTAATTCAACCACAAGTTGGATTATTACAATTTGCAGGAACTTCTGTTGGTCATACAGTCAGTGCTTTGAAATCTTCATCAATTGACTATTCAAACCCAAGTGCATATAGTATTGGGCAGTTCTCAGTAAGTCCTGGATCAAATACTTATTTGACAGATAACTATCAAATTCTTTCTGAAATTAATGAAGTCAAAAAGAATAATGGTGACAAATCATTTAAGTATTCAGTAACTCTAAGTACATCAAATGATGCAGTGTCTCCAGTAATTGACTTGGATAGAGTCAACATGTTTGTTACGATGAATCTCATTGATAATCCAAAACCAACTGCGTCTAGGTTTGGATATCATGTCTATAGAATTTATCCATTCAATAACGCACCTAATAGTGGTGGAGAACCAACTACAACAGGTCTTGCATTAGGTTCTATTATTCAGCAAATTTACAAAGTAGATTCTAATGGTAATAGAAACTTCCTAACAGGAAGCGTTGAATCATTATCTTCTGTTCATATTCAAGCAGAAGTTGTTGGGATCAATACTACTGAAAATTATATTGATATTCGTTATTTGAAAGTTCCAACGGCAAATGTCAACGCTCAGTCTGGTATCAAAATTCTAAATGCAGGTCAAAGATTTGAACCACAGGATCCTTCAAATCCAGCATTGACTTCATACGTCTTCCAAGTTGCTGGAGCATCAACAGATTATTATCTACATACTGCTACAGTTGATCTTGGGGGTTATCTCTATAGAGATGAAACAGAAAGTGAAATGGGGTCTTTCGCTGCTAAGTATCAAACTAAGACAATCAAACTAGAAAATGCAGCAACAAATATTGATCTTAGATTGACTGCTAATCTATTTGATAATAAAGATATCCAAGTTCTCTATAAGATCAAACCAACCACTTCTGACAAGTCAATGAATCAACAGCCTTGGAATTATTTCAATCCAAAGACTGTTTCTACTTCTTCTCTGAAAGAAATTAAGATTCTTGACAGTGGATCAGGATATAGCAGTGCTCCAACTATTACTCTAAATCCACAAAATGGGGTCGAATTAACTCCTGTTATCAATAGTGGTACAGGAGAACTTGAAAAGGTTCTAGTTACTAAGAGAGGATCAGGATTCACTACTGCTCCAGAGGTTATT